GGGCCAATCAATGCTTGTAACATTTCTTACGCCTTCAACGCGGAAGTTGGAGCGGTGAAGTTAGTGCCTTGGTATCTGGCGTAGCCCTTAGTAAGCCGCAAATCTTCCATGTAACCATTCAGATAGTTGCCGGTTTGTCCCCTAGAGCCAACGGTAACGGAGTTTACTGGAGAGCTAGCGACCATCGATGCCGAGTAGGTCGAAGTGCCGTTGATGAAGCACTTTATAGTGCCACCGAAATTTTCTATCGCTACGTGATACCACGTCTGCGCGGCCAGCGTTGTAAGGCTCGTATGATTTGGATACATATCTAGCCGTCCGCTGGAGCCCAACACATAAATAGTCCAGCCACTGGACGCGCCGTGCGCACCTGTTTCAATAATGTTTTGCTCTGCACTTATGTTGTTGAGGTAAATCCAAAACTCTATGGTGAAGTCAGTCCCCGAAACTCTGTTCGGCACATGGTCATAATTGTCGAAATATAGGTAATCACCCGAGCCATCAAACGCAATTGACGTTGAGGAGTTCTTGGTCTGCGCATTTGACGACTTCACGTTGCCATATACGTTAATTTTTTCGAGCATTTGCGACTTATCGACAATAGCGGCTTCATCAAACTGCATGAGCGTCACAGTATTTGTGACGTTAGATAGCGGCTCGGTTGGTGGAGTGAATACTCGCGTATCTACTGTGGTGCTGGATGTTTGATACCCGCTTGGCACAGATCCCTTTATTAGCCTGAAGTCAGCTAAGAAACCGGGCAATGTCTGAGATGAGGCATACCCGCCGCCCAGACACTTGATGTTGCTGGTGTCTTTAATAGTGCCCGTGTACGACGTTGAGTTTTTCAGAACGCCATCTCTAAAAATTCGCAGGGTGTTGCTATCTCTAGTAACCAGGATGTGTGTCCACATGTTCAAGGGCGCTTCGTCGGTTGACGACAGGACGCTTTGCCAACCTGACCCATGAGTTGAATCACTCCACCGGAACCTTGGAATATCATCTGTTTGTGTGTCGATCATGTGACCGCCATCACCACCTAGATACACCATTCCCCACGAGCTTGGCGAGGCTCCTGTTCTGTAAAGCCAACATTCCATAGCGAAGTCAGAGTTGCCAAGCTCCAGAGCCGCGCCATTAGTATCAGAAATTTCTAAAGACGCAAGAGTACCGCTCGGCATTTCAAGAGAACCCGCAAAAGCCGAGGCCGAGTAGGATTCATAATTGTAAGGCGTGAACGGCTCCATAGTCGGATCGCCAGCCGCTATTTCACCGACTAAAGGGTTAGTCAGCTCGTCTGCAATAAACGGCTTTCGCAAGGCAAGCAAGGTTGTATTGCTTGTGCTGACAGATTTGACCGTAGACACGCTGAAGCTAGTGGTGTACTCCGCGTTGCCCTTGGTCACACGCACGTCGTGCATGTAACCCTTCATGTACTGACCATAAGTCTGTGGTCTGCCTAAAAAACTGAGCTGACTGTCTGTATTTGGGATATTTACCGTCGTTGTGCCACTCGCGACAGACGTACCGTTTTCCCAAATGTTAATCGTTCGAGTGCCGCTCACGTCTTTGCATGTAACAGCTACATGCACCCACTGCCTGAATTTGTTTGCCGCGGTGCCAGTGGTTCGTACCGTAGTCACCCAGCCGCCAGTGCCTATTTGGAAATTATATTCGCCGCCAGTGGTAGAGAGACCGTAATTGGTGACGGCGAACCACAGTTCCCCGTCTGTTCCGTTGTTGCCGCATAGGGTGTGTTCTGCGTTGTTGGCCAGTATTTGTGAGGCGTTAGGGTCATAATCGAGCCAAATCCAGAACTCAATAGTGAAATCGCCAGTGCCAAACGTAAATTCGTTGGCTGACGTTTCCGTAAACTTGACGGCATCGCTTCCGTCTCCGTAAACAGAGTACCCAGCCGCCCTGTACGGGCTGAACGTCGTCTGCCTCGCTCTACTCGACGGGTTAGTCCATGACAGCGGAGTTGACGCCTTATCAGTAAAGTCACTGGTGTTTGTTTTATTGTTAGCGCCTACAGATGTAATCAGCGCTGTGGTGTATTTACTATTACTAATTTGAAATTCGAGAGTAAAACTACTTGCCGCCGATGCTATGTTTACCCCGTCGCTTGCCCTGAACGTCAGACTGAACGTACCTACGTGTGCTGAGTTTGTAGATGGCGTAATAGTAAAGACGTTTGTGTTTGATCCCGTTCCTTGAGAAACCGTCGCAATGTTTCCTGACGTGTCACTAACAATGCTGTATGTGAGCGGGAGACCTTCTGGGTCAGTGGCAGTAATCGTGACTGTGGTGGCCGAGCCATCTGTCGCTAGGGTGTAGGAAGCATTGACTCCGCTTATAGACGGCGACGTGTTAACTAGAGCTATTGAGTACCATCCAGCATCACTGAAGACGTACAGCTTGTCTGTGGAGTCAACAAGAGCCATTGATCCTTCTGTGACACCTGTTAGCGGCAAATCGTTAATGGTCGCGTATACCGTGACGCCTGCGCTTGAATCTGCAGGCACAAACTTGCCGCTGCTGCTGTTGTACTCAAGTATTTGGCCGTTAGTCGGCGCTGCTGTAGATATATCTACGTCAGTCAAAGCGTCTATGCCCTGAGTCAATCCAGCAGGCGAGTCTTCCCACACGCCTTTGGATGAGTCATAGACGTAGGTAATGTTGCCTACTGTATGTGTAGCGCCGTTGCTTGGGCTATTTGGGAAGTTAATCGCCATCAGTTACTACCTCCCATGTGCCGGATGACTCGTTCCATTGATACCGCTGGCTATCCGTCGGTATTGCTACCGGCGCTTGCCACTGGCAGGTTGACTCGTCTAGCGTCCAACTCGTGTATGGCTTTGGCGGAATAAAGGCGTCTTTAGCTGAGTCGAAAGTAAAACCAACGCCTGCAAAGTTTTTTCTGATCGCATTGGTATATGACGTTTGTTTCCATGTGCCGCCTAGCAAATTTCGGCAAAACGCCTCTCCTAAAGCCTCTTGTTCGTTGCCGTTTTCGTTAACGATTACGTCATCTGCAACCGTAATAACGCGCACAACTGCGTTGTCGATGCCAATTTCTGCGAAATTCGCCATTAGAATTGAATACTCCCTGATGCCGTGAATACATAAACCGTTGCGTCAGAAAGCTCCGTAACAGTAGGGGAACCCGTTGTGGTGGGCGTCAAGTTGATTGCTGCCACTCGCAAAATAACGACGCCAGAGCCGCCATTGCCCCCTGCAACATTTTGTCCGCCGTTAGTTGCGGCACCGCCGCCGCCGCCTCCAGTGTTAGCAGTTGCGGCGTCACCGTTCTCTGCGTCATCTCCTCCGCGTCCGCCCCCACCAGTAGTATTGCCTCCAGTATTGTTACCACCACCGCCACCACCGCCTGCGCGAGTAACGGAGCTTCCTGTAATTGTTGAAGCCACACCAGAACCACCGGCACCACCATTTCCGGTGCTATTTGCACCAACACTGCCAGCACCTCCGCCTCCAGCACCACCGTAGCTACTTGACACAACACCGCCGTCATAACCCTGATTCGCTGTGCCCGAGCCATTGTTAGAGGCTTGATATGGCTGTGCGCCACCTCCTGATCCACCATCAGTCGGCGTACCGCCTGACGCAGTTGCCCCTCGACCACCACCAGTGCTTGTGATTGTTGTCATCCCTGACGCGGCTATTGAGCTATCGCCTCCGTTTGCGCCAGTGCCTCCACCAGACGAGCCTCCAGCCCCTCCTGCACCAACTGTTATGGTGTATGTTCTAGCGGCAACCAATGCAATTGCAGACTCCGCAGAGCCCCCGCCACCTGACGTTTCATTGTTCCATGATGACCTATAGCCACCAGCACCACCGCCGCCGCCACACGCAGTGTTTGGGCTTGCGCTGCCTCCGCCTCCTCCGCCAGCAATTACAAGAAAATCTATATTAGCCGGTAGCAAACCAGGCCAATTGTCACCCTGTTTGGCTATATATTGCTCTTGCAGACTATATATACCGCTCGCACCAGTTTTTGAGGGGTACTGAGCCATTAACTAAGCTCCTCGTATGAGCAGACAGCCTCTAGATCAGACGCGGCATTTGCGGTCAATCGCAAGCTGTCGCCTTCTTCCAAGGTAATTGACTTAGATAGAACGTCTAAAGTCGCGTCGGCAGGCACTATGACTGTCTTGGCTATGTGGTACGCGGTCGATGATCTGTAAATATCTACGTTGATCTCCGCGTTATTACTGCCGTCTACATTAGAGATGTACAGCGCGTTAACTTTAAATGCCTTGCCAGAGCTAGCAGGATTGCTGACTATTGCTGTAGCGCTTGTGCCGACCAACTGCAGCGCAGTTTTCATGGTGATCGTAGCTACATTGACTATGTTAGGGGCCGCCATCTTATCCTCCGAATATCATCGCCATAGCTATGGCTTTGCCTGTTGACACGCCTGATGTGCTGCCTGACGGGTTTGCTTTAACCCACTGGTTTGATGAGCCATCCGCGTAATAAATGAAAAGCATTGCCTGTGACGAGTCCCACCACAGATCGCCAGAGCTAGGGCTAGACGGAGCAGAATCGGAAACGCTTACTGATGCGCCGCCACTGGCTATTGTTCCTGGCTCCCATTTGCTAGCGGTGTTATCCCAAACCAGCGCCTGACCATTTGTTGGCGCAGCAGTAGTTGTATCTACATCACTAAGATCATCTATAGAGTGAACCCTATCTAGGATGTAGATAGGCGCATTCATGGCTGAGTGATACTGGCAGTTGTAGTGCAGGGTGTCTGGTGCGTCCATCTGCACAACAAATTTAATTGTTCCGCTCGCAGTGCCGTTGTTGGTCACGCCGTCGCTATAAGCGTTGGAGGTGCCGGTGCTGTTTGACGTTTTTATGTAGAAGGGATGCCCGCTGGCATTTACGTCGAACTCGTAAGTTTCTCCGCGAGTCAGGTAAAGCGTAGGGTTATTGTCTGCAGTGGTGCCGTCGCCATTGAAAATATATATGCCGCTTCCTGCAGTAACAGCAAACTTTTTAACTGCCAGCGCGGAAATAACATTCCAAACCCCAAGCGTACTGTCGTATACAAACCCAGAGTGAACGTCACCATTAGAGGGGCTTGTTGGAAAATTTATGCTCATCCTACCCTCACCATATTTATATATGTGCTGTTACCCATCAGCCTCGCATTGTTTGTAGTGAAAGCGCTCTCTAGGTCTAAATACACATACGCCCCACTTTGAACTAAAGCGCGACAAGAAATGTTTACGGTTTCATAAGTTGAAGCTGTACCACTAGGAACACTGGTACTAAATTCGGTGCTCTTACTGGAGCCATTTTTTAAGGAGACAGATACATCTATCTGTGCGCCAGTATCAGATCTCTGCAAATACAAGACAGCCGTAAATAAATAAGTTCCCGCAGGGACGGAAATGTATCCGTATGAGTCAACTGAGTTGCTAGACGGGTGTTCTGCGTTAACTGAAAAACCAGCGTTAATAGGATTGAAGGTGGGCGCAGAATTTGTAATTCCCGTGTTTGATGATCCCTTAATAAAGATGTGTGGTGTTTTAGGGTAAGAAAAACTTAAAGCACCCGATCCATCCGTTTTTATTACCTGGTCTGCCGAGCCATCTGACGCTGGGTACGTAATGCTGTTCGACGTGAAGCCTGCAACAGATATTGCGTTGCTTGATGAAGCGCCGTTATTTGTTACCGTTTGAAGAGTTCCAACGCTGGTGCCTGCTGCCTGGAACTGCTCTAAGACTGGAGCGCCTGACGCAACCCACTGGCTAGATGATCCGTCGTTGTAATAGATGTATGTGACGCCATTGGTTTCTGCAAACCAAAGATCTCCATCGGAAGGTGAGCTTGGAGCGGTTGCCGATGTAGTGACACTTGCTCCGCCGCCGCCAGTTGCTACTGCCCACGCACCATTTTTTCTAATGTACTCATTGCCATCAGAAGAAGCAGAACCAGAAGCGTCTTCCAGCTTATCCGTATTCAGATTCGAGAAGTTAGAGTCCACCTCTGTGTTAGTCAGAGGTGAACCCTTTCCACTCCGCGTGACTATCGTAGCCATGCTAGTTCCTCAATATCAGGAAGCTGACAGGGTTATGGTGTGCGTTATCTGAAGTGAATCAGAAGCACCCTTGTTAACGGCCGAGAAAACGACTCGAGCTAACATGTCACCAGAAGTGCTTGCATTGAAAATGCCGCTTTCAGTAATTGCGCCGGTTCCTACGCCTGCACCAAACGTGCTCTGAAACTGAATCGACTTATTAGTCGTGTTCAGTGTCGGAGTACCAACACTCTGGCGAGCATAAGAGCCACCTGATGCTTCCGTGCCTAGCGCAGAATCACCTGCAGCGGCAGCGGTACTGCCAGTGCCAATTCCCATGTGAGACGGCGCGTTAGCAGTTGCGTCTTTCAGGCGTGAACAAATTAAATTTAAGCCATCAGTGACGACCAGGTTCGTAAGCAAACGCTCGTCCTTGATCTCACCGTCAGCACCCAGCAGGACAATGCTTAAATCGCCCCGCACCTTAATCCCATCATTAACCATGGTTTATTTCCTCAAAAAGTTGCGGACGCACCAACGTAGTCACTCGCGAAATAATCAAAGCCACTTACGTAGCCTTGACTCAACACAAGCCCAGCGTCGGTGCAGGCAACTGGGTCTTGTGAAATTTTGTTAAAAAGCAAAACAGCGTCATCCGTCGTACCCACGGTTTCAGGCTTGACTAGATAAACGACCTTGCTTGCGGAATCGGTGGCACCAACTGTGTTGCCGCTGCTGACCCCTTTTGATGTAAACAAGTCAACTGCATCAACAATCGACGCGCTGTCTTCTACCGGCTTGGTTGCCAGGAACGACGAAACATCTACTATCGAAGCTGTCTCAGCCTCTTGCTTGAAGACAGCAAGCGCCTTTTCGTCCGACATTCCGACAGAGTCAGAAAGGGGTTTTTCAAAAGAGAATGAAAAAGAATCAGTTAAGCCGGTCGCGTCGTTATATTCATTTTGACCTGCGCCGCTTTGCGATGAAGAATCAACGAGGTTTACAGTGTCACTGAAATCCCTGACAAAGCTGGTTACTGTGCTAACAGAGTCAGTAATTCCGACAGATTCAGATAACGATTTAATTACACTGAAAACGTAAGCGTCAGTTAGTCCAGTAGCGTCTGCAATACCTTTGCCAAATAACAAGGAAGCTAAATCAGTAGCGCCGGCAGAATCTGCCTCACTCAATTGACTTGCGCCTGTATCAGTTACCAAAGAATCATTTACTGAAATACCATCCGAAAAACTTCTTAGGTATGTAGCAACGGTAGCGACAGAATCTGTAATAGAGGCTGTATCCTCGAAAAGCCTGAAGTACGAAGCAACAAGGGCAGCAGAGTCTGTAATCCCAATTGGCTCTGAGATCGGTTTCTCGACCGACAGTATGGAAGCGTCGGTAACTGCGGCAGATTCAGCGAATGGCTTGTTAACTAACTTGGCGACCAGGTCGGTAACAACAGCTGCATCACCAAAAACCTTAGAAAGTGCAAAGTACTGAGCATCAGTGACCTGCATCACATCAAAGGATGTGCCGGGCTCCGGTATGGCACCACCTGAATCAAGGTGGACATTTGAAGCAACCAAGCGCGCAAACGTCACATCAGCGGCAGTTATTCTGCCCTGATATTCGGTTATCGCCTTGAGAATCTGGCGCTGTAGAAAAGTCTTAATCATCCAAATGCTTCTCGAACTTTTAGCTTGATAAGCTCATGGACAGACTGAACTGAGTTGTCTACGAAGGTTGCTTCTATCTCCGCCTCAAAAACACCAGCAGTGTCGAGCGTTCCTGCCGGGAAGTCTGTTTCTACTTCTCCCGCAGCTGCGCCAGTAATAGTCATAGTCAACGTCGACTTGACTGTTGTGCTACCAAGCTCGCGAATGCGAAGCCGAACGGTAGCGCCCGTGAGGTTAATCGGAGCCCACGTCGTAGAATCATCTGGGTCAAGCGAATAACCAGATGCAGCCTCGGCCGAATCCTTCAGTGTGAACTTCAGCTTAGGAAGCGTATCGCCCTGAACTAGATCTACTGTGTCTGAGTACGCCATTATATAAATGCCCTGTATCTGACTGAGAGAGAGCCTCCGCTGTACCCATACTTGACCTCTCTGGTCACCTGGCCGACTCTTTGATCGAACAAGCCCTTGTTGTTTGCCGCGGCACCCGCATTGCTCCAAGGCTGACCTGACATCATCTGCAATCTGAATATCGCTCCATGCACCAAAGCCTCTCGATACTCTCTGCCGATCGTGTCTGGAATGCTTGTGGATGTGGGAGATGGCTTCACTGAATACAAAGCCTTGAGTATTTCTTTTTCATCAGGGATTGGCGCGACGTAGAAGACAGTGTTGTCGCGCTGCGAATAACAATTTGGCTTTGCGCGCTGCGAACCATCACCAGTAATCTCAAGAAGCCGTGTGTAAGAAACAGGCTTTAGGGGCCGGCCGTCGCGGTATATGTCGATAATGTGGTTGAGCTCTGTACCACTAGGAACCGTTACTTCGTACTCATCGATCTTTGCAATGATCTGAAGGTCTTCAGGCTCCAGCCGATAAACATCAGTCTTTACGCAAAACTCTATTGATGCTTCACGAGCAGATCTTTCAACAAGAAAGTCGGGCGCTCCCTGCACCTCTGACCGAATGTACTCGGCTAGGTCGATGTACTTCATGCTGCGGGCCTCATGTTAGGTCGAGGATCCGTTGCAGCATCAGATCTGGTTTTTATACCGAGACCATTCGCAAACGACTGAAAGTGCATCTGAGCCTGATTAACGCTTCCCGCAAACTCAGAATCCTTTTGGTATGCGCGATAAAGTAGATAATCTAAAATTGCATTTGCATAAAGATCATCAAGCCCGATCGTTTGCGTATCAGTGCTGAAATTAGAAACTGTGATATCCGAGGGCGACCTGCTTGTAACAATCTCAAGCTGGTGTGTATTCAAAGCATTCGGATAAACATAAAAATTCTTCGGGTCACCAGACTCGTAAATAAAATGCTCTATCTTTTTATCTAGAGTGGCTGTGGTGTTGTGCCAATTAGGCAGGGTGTCATCCAGCAGCTTCCGATCAACCTGGGTTACTACCCGGCCATTTACATTTCTCACAACATCAACCAGGCGAAGATCCTGAGAACCCAGCGTCTGCTTGCTTCCTGCTGAGCAGGTAAAATTAAAATTGACGGTGTTCGCGTCAGGCCTGTGCAGCACCACCTCGCGCTGAGCATCGTTAAAAAACAACAGCAGCTCTTCGTTCGTATATCGAACCTTCGCGGTGTCCTGCAGCAGACGGCTGGCGCGATTAAGAACGTCGCCGACTACTTTAACCGTCGCCATCTGCCGGTTCCCACTCTAGAACTTCAAGGTCGGGGTTGTTTGCAATTTCCGGTGAGTACGGCCACTCAACGCCAGTTATCACGTTCCGCAACAACTTGGGCGTCCTTTTCGGCAGAACCTTCTCTGGCTCCTTACCATTTTGCTTGAGACGGTCTACTTGATCCTGCATCTCATCAAGCGTCATTCGCCGATCAAGGGTTACGTCAAACTCGTCCTTAGCTTCTACAAACAGGTCGTCTTTAGCGGTTTTTTGTTCTTCCATAGCAGCCTCCAAGGGCAAGAAAGGGGGGAGGAAACCCTCCCCCTACTTCGGACTATTAAGTCCACTTACCTACAACGAGGGCGTTAGGCGTTACGACCTTGCGACCGTAGACCTTCAGTCCGCGAACACCATCTCCAAAGGTGCTCTCAAGGCGAACGGTCTCAGTGTTGGTGAACTGAGAAGCGAACGTGATTGCCTTGGGGTGACCCGCGAGGACGTGGGTGTAACCTGAATCAGCACCCGATCCTGGTGTGAGGAGCAGATTGCTCTGGTACACCGTGAATCGATCGATCATGCCGACCTGGCCGTTACGGAGTGGTGAAGTAGCATCACCTGTGAGGTACGCCTGACGGAGTTCGCTCTGCTTGAGCAGTGAGACAAACTCAGGAGAAAGAACGATGAATCGACCTTCTTCTGGAATGTTCAGCTCATCAAGAGCCTTAGCCATGTCAAGCGTCTTTTCCAAGATGTTGGAAGCGGTGATAGTGGTCTGACCAATAGTGGTCGTCGCGCCAGTCACTACGTTTGCCAAAACATCCGTCTCGACAGCGATACGCATCGCCTCTGCAGCGTCAGCCGAAGCCTCTGCCAGCATGTCGATATCGCCCTGAGCAGAAAGTACGTCATCGATCTTGAAGGCATAACTCTTCGCCTGATCGATAAGAAGCTCGACAGTACTGGTAGTCAGATCTGAATATGAGATCGATCCAGTGTAGTCCGCTACCGATACAGCCGGAACTGTGCGGATGTGAACCTTGTCGCCCTGACCAGAGATTTCACCCTCGTAGTCAGTGTTTGAGATAGCCGGAAGAACCGACGCCGAATAGAACTTCGCTTGAAGGAGTTTAGAAAAAATCTCCGGTATGAAGCCGCCCTGATTCGCTGCGTAAGTAAACGCAGCACCAGAGCCATTTGCACCAATAGCCATTGTGAATTACCTCTTTGCAAGAGTGCATCAACGCTGGATATTGCCTTGCCTCCAATTGCTCATAATCGAATCTTTGTTCGCCTCAAAATCTTTAAGGCTCATCTTCGATATGTCAGCCGCAGACCAGACTTTTTGTCCAGCACCAGTATCAGGCTTTCTGGATTTAGGGAGCTTTGGCTCTGCCGCCGCTTTCGCCTTTTCCAGTGCCCGCTCTTGCGGCGTCGGTTGACCGAATCCCATGTCGGACTTGAACTTATCGAGGACGGCAGTTATGTCATTAGAGGATCCTGCACGAACCCACTCGTGAACTGCTGCGTCCTGAGACTCCAGCCAATCAGCCCAGTCTCCCGTTTGAATGATTTCATCCAAATCTGGGTGGGCCTCTCTGATGCGCGCCATGTGCGCTGCCTGAGCAGCATTCACTTCTTCCTGCTGTCGCATCTGGCGGAGCTGTTCAAGCTCTTCATTTTGTTCGGCTACCTGTGCTTGCGTCTTGTCCACCATATCTAGAATAGGGCCGGCTAAGTCTGGATACTCTTCCCTAACTGCCTTTAACTTTTCTAGATCGACGTCCTTTTCAACAAGCTGACGCTTCAGGTTTTTCAGTTCAGCATTGGTCTCTTCGAGTAATCGTCTGAGATCCGCTGACTCTTGTGTAGCCTGAGTCATCTTTTTCTGGGCATTTCGGTAGCGTTCATCCGCCTTCTTCAAGGCTAGATCCGTCTCAGACATTTCGCCGCTTTCACTGTCTTCGACGGGAGCCTGCTCAACTTCTCTGGCAGTATCCGTTGGCTCTTCGGGTGCCTGCGCTTCAACTTCTGGCTGGGCTTCTGGGGTATCCTCTGCTTGAGGGGCCTCAGCCTCGCCTTTCATTTCAGCGATCATTTGTTGAGCTTCCGCTTCCAATTGCTCAGGGTTTACTTTTGCCATTCACGGTTCCTCGATGGGGTGTCCGTCACTCGAAGCTAGAGCCCCTTCTCGGGTTTCTCTCAGCCTCTATAACTGCTTCCGCAGATTGTTCTAGTCCAAGCAAAACGCGCAGCTCTGCTACACGGCCTTGCTCAAACCTAAAATCTTTTTCCCCGGCGTTCTCTAGTCTGACCTGAGCGTCAAAAAGTCTAGACTCCAGCAACTCCACCAGCTCCGGCCATTCCGGCGTCAGGGCCAAGACCTTGACCGCCCTGGCTTGCCGCGGCGAGCATTTGCTGTTGCTGTAAGGCTGCTTGCTGTTCGGCAATTAGCTGCTCCTCAGACTTGATAACGTCAGCAGGATCGATGTCCATGCTCTGCGCGATATCACGCAAAAGCTTGGCTCGATCGACCAGCTGGGAGTCCATGGGGTTTGAAACCAGAGAGAGGAATTGCAGGAGTCTCTGGCTCTGCACTTCTTTCTGCACGAGTGCTGTGCTTCCACGCGCCCTGACCTTCAGGTCACCTTTGGCACGCTCATTCATTCCAAAGTTCATATTGAAATGGAATAAGGATTCTATCATGGGGCGAATTAGGAAATCATCAATGTTTTTGATGGTGCTCTTGAGAGCCACATTGGCGGCACCCATCAGCATAGAAATACCAGTAGCTGTTTTGTTTAGGCTCTTCGTTTGCTCGCCATGGGTGTAACTAGGCAGAGACGTCGTCTCGTCAGCAAATCGGCGGAACAACTCGATAATCTGATTGAGTCCATTAGCGTTGGCTATAGGTTGGTAGTACCTCACCGCCGGCATTGAGCCGTCTCCACCAGAGCGCAAAAATACTCGCCACGGATGAAGGTCTGTTGGATCCTCACCCGCAGCGAGAAGGTCGGTGTTAACTTCCACCATAGGCCCTGAGCTAAGAGCCATGTTGTCCAGCCAGATGCGGGTCGCTGCATTCATAGTCTGCTGCGAGTCCCTCATCATGCGGGGTACCCCAACTCCCCAAAACTGGTGGGGCGTGCGCTCATAAGGAAAAATGTTGTACGGGATCTTGTATCCTTTCACAGGATTCAAGGCAGCTTTTACTATCTTGCCTGAGCAAATCCAGACGTTAGCGTCGAAGTCAGCTGAAGGATCGGAGCCCTCTGGAAGTTCAACACCCACGTCTTTCAGGTCGTACCCATCTATCGTTCCCCAAAACTCGAGGAGCTCATAGCGGCGAGAGTCACCGTGATCCTGAATCCCTGCGATCTGGCGACGGGTACGCTCATGATCTTGCTCTTCATGATTACCGCCACGGTTGTTTTTCAGGATGGACAGAATGATTTCTGAATCAAAAGCAGGAAGCTCAGACAGCTCGCGGAACTGCCGCCGGGTTAGAACGTGGCGCCGAAACATGCCGGCACAGTCCTCGAGGTTAGTGCAGTACGGGTCAGGATAGAGATCAAAGATAGAAACAGACTCGATTTCAGGGCGAGCCTGCTCCTGCATCACCATGGCAAATGTGGATCGACCCATCTCATCTTCAACACGCTGATAAGACTGCACGCGATCAACCTTTACGGTGCCGGACTTGATTGCCCCAGAGCCAAAAATACAGGCCTCGAGAATGGCCTCCTTCATTTTCTGCTCTGTGTTTTCCTCGATCAGCTGGTCTTCGATGTCTTTCTGCATCTCTTCAGATGCCATCATCGCCAGACGATCCTCCTGATCCTGCAAACCCTGGCGAATAGCCTCTTCGTTCTCGGCAAGAACCTGGCGAATCACCTCCTCCGGCTGACCCTGACCCAGCTGAACAATGTTATTGACCAGCATTTGCTGCATTTCTTGGCGCTTGATCGGGTTGATTTGGGGTCGGGGGGTGGGGTTTACAGCGAAAAAGGAATCTCCGCTTTGAAACAAAAGGTCAACAAGCCTGCTATATGCGGCCATAACCTTCGTGCGAGAAAGTCCTACGAATACTTTGCTGCGGGAACCGGGCGCATCTTGCAGCCTGGCTAACGTATCAGGGTCATACTGACCGGAGAACTGGCGCAGATCCTTGATCCACTCGTCCTCAGTCTCCTTGCGGGCGTCCTTATATTCTGAATAAAGTGCAGAGAGCTTTGAGCCCAACCCCATCATCTCGACGTCTTGAGAACCGTCTGGATTCTCTGGGTCGAAACCGGGCACCTCTTGTAGGACAGCGTCCATCGCCATTAATACCCCACGGTTTTATCAACGGTTTTAAAACGCCTAGCGGCCGTATGAATTCTGGGCCGAGGCATTGATGCCAATCCGTGGAGGGCGACAGCGAAAGCCATCACCCTGTCATCATAGCACCCACTTTGCGCATTTGTCGCCCCCTTCTCATCGATCACATAAGTGCGTAACTCTTTGATCAGATTCATATCTGCGATGCCTGAGTCACGCTGGCGAAGCAGCGCAGCGAGGTTGTCGATGATGAGTGGCTTTGTTTTTGACGTGGTGAGAAAACCACCGCGCTTGGTGATCTTGTCACCGTAGGCGCCATCGACAGAGCTCTCCACAAACAGCGATGGGTAGTTCAACTCCTGCAATCGCCGGAGTGTGGTCAGGCCATGGTTGTTCCGCTCCACGATGACATAGGCACCGTTGAACCTTTTGCCCAGGTTGGAAACCATGCCGCCCCACTCATAAGGGTCTATGTGTCCGTGCCAGCAGGCCACCTGATTCCCGCGGCTATCCAACACCTGGGCGCAGGAGTAGTCGCCATATGAAAGCCCCTCTGCCACATCGACGCCAATCACATAAGACTCATCAGGACTTGGCGAGTACCACTCTCGATAAGGGCCACTCGAGCGCATGGCCATCCCGTCACTCAGGAACTCACCAATAAAATCAGGCGTGTAGCACTCTTTCTCTGCGTCCCCCAGCACTTCATCCTCGACAAAGCACCGACCAGAAGTTAGGAAAGCCTCGAGGGGGCTGGAGGGATATTCTTGTTTAAATAGATCGAAACCGCCTAATTCATCGATTTTATTGCGACGAAACTGCAGCTGCTCATCGCTGAGGCTGTGCTTTGCAGCCAGCTGCTCCTCTTCTCGGCTACGCTCAAAGTAAGGGCGCACCTTGGCCCGGTACTCAGCCATGGCAAACCAGGGCACAAAACAAGTTATCCAGTCAGTCTCCCCGCGTAGAGACTTCATCACCTGATCATAGAACCAGCCGCCGGCACCATTCGCGGTGGACTCGAGGATCACCTCACTGCCCGTCCCACCTACGGTTTGCAGCAATCCCGCTACGATGTCTGCCCCTTGCGGATAGAACGCAACCTCCGAGCCGTGGACAAATCGATTGGTTTGGCCGCGGCCCGTCTGTGTCGAGCGCGCCGTGCCCACCCGGTAGCGAGAGTTGATCTCGTCAAATACCAGCGTAGCTGCACTCGCAGAAGAAAGATTCGGTTTGAAAGCCGGATGCGGGACATTCTCATAAAACATCCGAACCATGTTAAAAATTGAGTTGGTGCTTTCCGCCAGGTGCGATAGAACAAACGCATTGGCGTTACGTGTCTGTGTAATTTTCCAGAAGAATCGACCCTCAACATAAGTAGAAATCCCCACCTGTCTGGCCTTTAGGATTAAGGCTCTGATCTTGCCCTGCTCTTTGAGCTGCCTTTCCAGCTGCTGGTGAACAAGCTTCTGCCCAGAGTTCAGCCGAAAAGGAACCTGCTCCCCTTCCTTGTTAACCACGTGCAAAATGTTTTTGGCGTAAACAGGGAAATCAGCCTTAAAAACCTGCGCCGCCTTCCTTAACTCAGCTTCATTCACAGAGAATCCCTGCTAGATCTTCAGGGCTGCATAGGTAGCGCTTTGAATCTCCAGCAGCTGTGTCTTGCCAGCAGTCAACTCGTGAAACTTGCTCATGGCATCCCGAGAGCTCGATACCGCAATCCGATCCCCCATCAGCCCAGTGCCCAAGCCAATACACCCCACTACATCTGTGGGAAAATTAGCAACATGGATCAGGATATGAGTGCGGCCCTCCACACTCTCCACCTCATAGCACATGCCAAACTTAGGAGATTCCTTCCAGCTGAGCGAGTACTCACCCACCGGAATACACGACTCGAAAGGCTTGTTGTTTAGCCAGGGTCGCTCAATCGTGTAAAAAATCTGAGCGTCATCGCCAGGCATATGCATGATCCCTAGCGTTCCCGCCGGGTGATATGCAAAGCGTTTAAGCGTAATCATTCGTATGACACCGCGGCCGACGTATCAGGCCCGGTCTAAGCCGCTTCTGCAGCCTTTTGAGGATCAAGCGCAATAGCCTCCCCATAGATAAACCCCCTATATCCGTGAGAGAGCTCCTCAGAGGGCGCAGGAGAAACGCGCAAGGGGAATCTATGCCCAAGGGGTCAGGCAAAATCGTCGCTCCTACGGCCCTCTGAAGGCTCAGTTAACCGCATAAATCCCAATTTACCCACTAGTAAACCATAAATCCAGATAGATTTACTTCTTCATTGACTTGGCGCCTTTACACTTCCAGCGCTTCCGACTCAAATTGTTAGGAGTATTGGGGTCATTCTGCTTCTTCTTGGGCAATCTCTTCTTAATCCCCAGGCTTCTCGCGCAATATGAGTCACCTTTGCTAGTGCCAGGACGCACTCGAGGCCCACCATCCTTAGCTTTCCCGGCCTGACCATACGAAACCTTCTTGCCAGAAGCCGTTTTCTTAACCTTCGCCTTACCCTTAGCAGGCTTTGCCATCACTTTTTCTCCAGTAAATATGCACTCTTCCACAAGCTACGCATCTCAAATACTTGGTAACGACCTCTTTACCCCGCACTTCTTTCCTGTCTTCTGTGTGACCACCGCAGCTGCATTGCATGAGCAACTCCTTGATTTTCCATATGTAACTTTTTGTGAGACTAGGGCTAGCGTGATGCAGAGTGGTTCCTATTTGGTAAGGGACAAAACTAGGTGTGATTCAAGGGGGTTTTGTCCTGAGTCCCGAATTTGCATAGGTACTCTCATAAAGACCGCCCCCCCCTAACAAATGCACCCCCCCGGGGTCTAATGGTGGTAATTAGGAATTTTTGTTCCTAATTGTGACCAAGCCATCAAACCT